GAACTCAAAGCAGCAGGTCGTAACATGCAGCGCGACATCAAACAAGGCTTTTCAATCGGAGACCGAGTATCGTTCTCTGGAAAGCGTGGAAATACTGAACGTGGTGAGATTATCAAGATCAATCCAAAAACTATCGTCGTAAAGACTGATTTCGTAACTTGGAAGGTTTCACCATCGTTGCTAAAAAAAGTTTCATAAATGTGAAAAAAGTCCTTTACACGGACTCAAAACTGTGTTAGAATAGTTATATCAAATGGAAGGAGAAATACATTATGATGACTGAAACTCAAAAAGCCGCTCGTTTGGAACTAATCAAGGCAGTTGCTGAAAAGCGTAAAAAGCGCGCAGCCTTCCGCCTTAAGCTCGAACTTGGCGCAAAAAATGTTCGTCGTTGGACTGACGTCGAGGAAAAGCCTCGTCGTAAAGCTCGTGAGGACAAAATCGATCAACTGATCAATCAGCTTGACGATAACCATAATCATTGGACCGACGCTGAGTCTTATGCCGAAACACACTACGGCAGCGTTGCCCGTAACACTCTAAAAGAATGGGACTGATATGACATTCAATCAAATACTTTTAGGTATCGCATTGGGTTTAGGAATGGTCTTGATTGATATGTACCTAATCCCAGGAGGGATCTACTGATCTCTCTTTCATACTATGCAGTACGAGCAGAGAAACGTAACAGGTAGGTAGGTGCTAGCAACTGAACCCGTAAAATCCTGGTGAGGGACCGAGTGTTGACTACTGTATAGTATAAAGGAGAGAATGATGGTTAGAGTTGTACACTATGTTGGTTTCCGCGGAGACGAGTATGTTCGTGCATACCGTGTCTGGGGTGGACCTGTTATGATTCACAAGGACAACGATCCTCGTGTGATGACTGAGGTTGGTCCAGAAGACGTGGTTGTGTACGGACCAAAATCTAATCCAACTCCTTGGGTCTGGGACGCAAGTAGGGATATGTAATGAAATTTGACTTGAAGCTAACACAGCCTCTTGACTGGTATCTTAAGTGGGTGGCTACGATCTTCATCGTAGCTGCCGTACTTTGCCGATCCGTTGAGGATATGCCAAAGATCTTTGATATAGTTCTATCTTTGATAGGAACAAGTCTTTGGTGGTGGGTAGCAGTTATTTGGAAGGATAGGTCTCTTATCGTTCTAAACACTGTGTTGTGTTTTATTCTTGCCAATGCTACGTTGAGGTATTTCATATGACTATGCATTTAGTTCGTGGTATGACCACCATTAACACTAAGAAACGTAAAGGTAAAAAGCTTAACCTTGAGAAACTTGAACTTGAGTGGCGCAGGTACAACAAAGACATGCGTCGTAAGAACATGCACTCATGTCAGTTCGATACCCTACAGGATTATGTTGATTACGTTCAAGGTAAGAAGAAACCATTAAAAACGGAGTTTAAGCCTTATGTCCCTGAAAAGTCGTACTCGCGTACAACAAAACAATATCCTAGCCTCCAGACGTCGGACACAATTCCTGGATCGTGCCGAAAGAAAGAAAACCCAGTGTACACCGGTGACCTTATCGTTGGCATCGGAACAATGCATAAATCAAATCTCGTGCCCGTCATGCGTGGCACAAAGCAAGCCGAAGAACTAGCCAAAATGCGGAGGTAACAGCATGGCAACAGTTAATATGGAAGTGGATCTATACGCAGATCTAGATGATAAGGGTGTCAACATGTCTCTTTATTTTGCAGACAACTGTGAACCATCCATCGAAAAGTTAATTAGTTGGGAACAGATCATGACTCAGCAAATTGAGTATGCTACGATCCCATCTCAACTGTGTATTCCTTACAATGAAATTGAAGATCTTAACGAGTACTTTAATCTCGTAAGAACGCTTCGTGCGGTAGCCGATAATCTTGAGGAAAGACTTATGTCCCTTGATGCTTTAGATCGCAAAGCGTGGCTAGAAGCGAATAACGGAAATTATGACGGTGACCGCGAACCGTTCATTAAACCTATTAAGGAGTTGCTAAATGGTATTAATTGAAGGACTTGACAGAGACGGTATGATCGCACGACTACGTGTTGGCACTTGCCGAGTGGTCTTTGAGAAACTTAACGGTGAGATGAGGGATATGACCTGTACTTTGAAACAGGACGAGATCCCAGGACATCATCAACCAAAATCTTTGATTGATGAAGAAGACGAAGGCGTAATGAAAACCATTAACACCGTCAAAGTATTCGACGTCAATGCTGATGGTTGGAGATCGTTCCGAGTCGAGAACGTACGTGAGTTCTACTCCGACTAAAAAAAAATGCATATTTGTGAAAAAAAGTTCATTTTCCTATTTACATCCATACGAAACTATGGTAGAATAGTAGTATCAAATGGAAGGAAAGGAACCTTATTATGATTGACTTTATCTCAGCCGACAACGGATCTATTCAAATGTTCAACGGAAACTACATGGTGGCCGAAGCAGCAACAGCTAAGACCATTTGTTATTATCTTCAAGAACAAGGTTTTGATGGTTCCGTTATGGCTTCATCGTCAGTTGATTTCGCAAGCGAGTATGGTTTCGATACTGATGACGCCGCTCACGATCTTTGGGATCAAGGCGTCAAGATGTATTACATGGCAGGAGGTGTACAATAATGGCTGGCAAAAATCTACTTAAAACTGGTAAACGTAAAAAGCCACGTGCTGCTCCAATTATTCGTCGAGGCGGTAAACTCGCTGAGCCGAATTGGAATGAGATTGATCTAAACGATGGTAAGGCTGTTCATCGCCATCGCCAGTACATCCGTGCATGGTACTATGACAACTATAAGCATAAGGATCTAGTACCATTCGTATGGGAATGGATGAAATCCAACAAGTACAGCAAGGATGATATTCAGGCGGCTAAGAATTCTAGTCGTTTGCAACAAACCGCTACGTTTGGCATCGTTGCTCGTATGGAGACTATGGGTGCGCCTTATCAGAACAAGGCAGAATCTGCATATTGGATCTCACTTCCTGGCACTGGAAATACCTTTCATGAGGCTCGTGACTGGTTGACCAACCGTATCTCTGAAGCAATCGAGAATGGCAGAAATGTTATCATCGAGAAAAAAGCTGAAGAAGACAAACCTGTTGTGGTCCGTAAGACTCCTCAAGAGCTACTTCGTGAGAAGGTATACAATACTGTCATGGAGGACGTTGATGTTCTAGAGGACGAATGGATGGATGGTAAGAAAACCACCATTGACCTTTATACCTTGTTCCTTAAGTATGACCTAAAGGGTCCAGCAGTTGATATCGTTCGTAAGGTCATCGATGGATGGCATCTTGATTACTACGATGCATACCACAAGAAATGCGAACAAGCCGTTGAGGGTTACAGCCATCTGACTCGACCTGAACTGAAGCGTCGTCTCAAAGCGTGTGATGATATGCTAGCCGATCTTGATAAACTCAAGGCTCGTGCAAAGGCTACTCGTAAGACTCGTACACCAAGACAACGGTCCAACGATTCACAAATCAAATATCTCAAGTTCTGTAAGGAATCTCGAGAATACAAGTTACTCTCCATCAATCCGCTCACGGTTCCTGGAGCCATGCGACTCTATACATTTAATCAAAAGACTCGCACACTGACTGAGTACGTATGCTACTCAACAACGGGCTTCGAGGTAAAGGGTACTACCCTACAGAAATTTGATGAGGGTCTTAGTAGGTCAGTCCGTCTGCGAACACCAGACGACTTCCTACCTTTTATTCTGAGTAAGACGGCTAAGCAAATCGATAATGCTTGGGGTAAACTTACTACAAAAACGACCAAACCAAACGGTCGTATCAATGCTGAAACACTTTTACTTAGGGTGATGGATTCATGAGTATGGAAGCAAGGCTGGAATCATTACGGCGTAAACATAAGGATCTTAACGACAGGATACTAGCGCTTGAGGCAGAGCGTGCTCCTGAGAAATTCATTAAGTCTCTTAAGATCCAGAAGTTAATGGTCAAGGACGAGATGGTTAGAACTGAAAGCGAGATAAATGAAACACGTGATAGCTGAAATGGTTGTGACAGCAACCCTAGGTCTAACTGCTCCTGACATGGAGTGTATAGCAAAGAACATTTACTTTGAGGCTCGTAATCAATCACACCTCGGACAGATCGCAGTAACACACGTTGTTCTCAATCGTATCGTAGACGAACGTTACCCAGATACGGCGTGTGAAGTTATCAAACAGGGTCCTACTGATTCAACTGGATTCCCTAAACGGCACAAATGTCAGTTTAGTTGGTATTGCGATGGGCTCTCTGATGCCCCAAAGAATGATGAGCTGTGGGATATTGCACAGGACAGAGCCACAGAGGCCGTTTCCTTGTATGGTACATATGAGGATTTAACAAATGGCGCAACTCACTATCATGCAAAGAACGTTGAACCATATTGGGCATCTAGTCTTCGGCGTATCATGAGAGTTGACGACCATATATTCTACAGATGGGAGGAATAACTTGTCACTAGAACAAATATTAACAAAGAAACGATTCAGTAAACTCGTTGAGGCAAAAGTCGAAGAAAAGAATATGACCTATATGGATGCAGTCATCGATGTATGTACGGATAGAGAACTGGATCCAGGAGAGATCAATAATCTTATTGGTCCAATCCTTAAGGACAAGATCGAGGCAGAAGCGATCTCACTCAGGCTAATGAAAAGCAATGGAAATCAATTACCAATATGATGATTCGTATGGAACCGTTTGACGCATTCAGATACTACATGGCTATGAAGTTACACTTTGAGGACGATAAGTATGAAGCTCCTCGGTATAACTATAAGACGTCAGCGAAACCTCAGTCGTTTTGGAAACGAAAGGATAAGTACTTCTTTGCAAAACTGGCACGTAGGTTTAACGATCCAAACGAATTAATTTCTTTTTACGCGTCGCAGTTCGTATCAGACTCAAAGTGGGTTGGTGATATGATGAGCGACGACAAGAATTACGAGGAGTGGCAGAAGCGTAATCAGTCTCTGACCTATACCTTTGAGAAGGATATAAATAATCTTTCAGATAAGGTAAACTCCTTTGACGAACTACTGGTGTCCGAGAATGGTCAGCATCCGTTGATCATATCGGAATACCTTAGTGGATCGATCTGCATAGAAACTGTGGTCGTTCTCGATAAGCTAACAGGCTTTATGAGACAGGCAGATCGATTAATTAGTGAGACTATCGTATGGCCCGATGTTTCACGCAAGATCCGGAAGTACGGTTTTTTCGTAAATCCTAATTTGGAAAAAATGAAAAAAGTTGTGCTAAAGGTATTTACATTATGATGAGTTTATGGTATAATAATACTATATTCAGTGGATAATCCAGCAATACTAAAACATACTAGGAGAAATATATGTCTTTTGCAAACCTCAAGCGTAACCGCGCAGATATCTCAAAATTGGTCCAAGCAGCAGAAGCTGCAGGTGGATCCGGAGAAAAGAAGTCCTATGTGGACGATCGTTTCTGGAAGCCAACTCGAGATAAGTCTGGGAATGGTTATGCAGTAATCCGTTTCCTACCAGCACCAGAGGGCGAGGATCTCCCCTGGGTTCGTTATTGGGATCATGGGTTCAAGGGACCGACAGGTCTATGGTATATTGAGAACTCGTTGACCTCTATT